CGCTTTCGTATCTGTAATATAAGAATCTTCGTCGGCCTTATCTTGTTTCTGATAAGCTCGGAATCCATCATGTATCTCGGTAAAGCTCAGAGTAAGAACACCTGATTTCGATGGACTCGAGGCTGCATCTTCAACTGTAGCGGTAAGATCTTCGACTGGATTCGCGCTTTCGGTAGCTGTAGTAGTCTCTGGTCCTTTATCCTTTATCGATGCAATTTCGCCGGTAGCTGTATCAATTGTACCCTCGATGTTCGGTACATCTTTACAAAAATCGAAGCCTCCGGCTGTCGGTAACTGTAAATTCGACGGTGGCTTTGCTACTTTATTTGCAAGATCGTTAATATCGATATTTGGTAGTGATTTACCCCACGTACTGTTTAATTTTTGCTTTGCCTGTTCAAGATCGATACCTGTTTTACCCTTTAATGCGTCTAATTGTTGTTTAAAATTAGGTTGTTGTGGAGGTTTTGGTATGGCTTTGAGTAGATCTGCCTGTTGTTTATCCGCTGCAGCTTTTAAATTGTTAAGATTGGCTGACAAATCGTTGATATTACCACCGGCTAAATCACCCATCTTTGCATTGAGAGCGTCTTTACTTGCCTGTAATTGATCGAGATTTGCGTTATTTGAGCAGTTTATATTCATGATTCTTTATTCAGATGTATTTCAGCGCCATCAATATTGACATTGCCTGATGTTTGTATATCGATTTGACCTGATTTTGATAATTTTAATGTACCAGCACCAGATATTAATTGATTGCCTAATATAACTGTATTGTCTTTGCCAAAGGTCTTGTGTGAGTTATCACCACTCACCGTTGTGTCGGAATTGCCACTCACACTACCGTCAAAGTTACCAACTACATCCCTTATTTCATTGCCACCTATACGTGTATTGACATTTTCTGTTATATTTGATAGACTATTTTGGTCTACCTGTCTTAAATCATTTAACCCGATATGCGCTGTACGCTGTCCGTGTATGTATTCTGTCTTATCTTTTAATACTTCGAGGTGATAGTTACCCTTAACAAGTGTTTTCATATCGCCATCAACAGTTAAATTAACATTCCCTTTGACATACATGTTTTTATTTTTAAATGTTACCTCATATTCGTCGGCAACAACTGTAACTATTTTGTCGCCACTGGCCACTATCTCCTCATAAGTACCAGACCTGTGGAATCGTGATAATCTTTCCTTACCACGTGTATCGTCTATTTCGATTATATGTCCAGTTTCTGATTGATATGTATGGTTCTTTGGATACACTGGCCCTATGATATCATCAAGTTCATGATTTGACCATGTTTTTCTTTCATAAAAGTCGTCCTCTTTATCAGGAATAAGAGTAGTCATCTTTGGCGGTACAGCCGTTTCAATCTTTTCTACTCGTATATCATCTTTTGTAATATAAGGTTGTGCAGTTGAGTATTCAGCTCGACTTGGTCTTGGCAAGTCTGGTTCACCTGTTTCTTCAAGAAAACTAGATTTTGGATATACACCATCTGGATCGTTGAATCCTTTTGATGGATCTGCTTCAGTACGTGATTTTGTAGGGATAGTACCCATAATCACTGGATCTTGAGCTGCTGTACCATCTCGAAAGAAGCCAACTACCCATGAACCTTGTAATATACCTGTTGCTGAATGGCCGATGCCAGATGTACCAGCTGATGTGATAGGTGTTATTGGTGTTGCCCATGGTAAAGAAGATGTTGGTATATCATCTAAATTGTCTGAATGGTAACCATAACACCTTACACGCACACGACCCATTTCTTCTGGATCGTTGATATCTTCTACTACGCCGGTAAACCATATAAAGGTACCATTGTTATATGCAAAGTTGTCTGTATTATTCATAGTTTAACGTGTCCTTTTTCACTCTTGCTTTTATATAGTATTTACCACCTTTAAAAGTATGTTTTGTGCTGGTAATCAAATAAGCACCTGACAAATATTCATCTGTGCTATCCTTTTGTGTATAACCAAGTGTCTTTTTTGCATCAGGTGATATAGCCTTTGGTAAAGTTAATGTAATTAATGTACCTGCTGTCAAGTCAAGATCGCCATACAAATCAATATCGTGAGTCAATGTATCGAGAAGTTCGTTATGTGCTTGTATAAGTGAACCGTTTTGAGATCTTTCACTATTCAAATTGTGTTTAGTTTCTCCATCAAAAGATAAACTATTTTGAGATACATAATTAATATATGATTTTGTATAATCCTGCAATGGTTTTTCATTGACAGTAAATGTTTCAGATAAATTTTTAGGTTCACCTGCTTTAAAGTGTTCAGTGTATTGATAAGGCTTTGTAGTATATGATTTTGTTGCGATATCAAGTGTATTTGTTTCAGAAGCATAAGCACCTCCTGCCATTTGAAAGACTGTACCAAGTTTTAAATCAGATGTAATTGACAGTATTTTCTTTCGTCTTTCGTTATAATCTTCTTTACCCATTGGTGATGCGCTGTATTCTTTTGATTTAACATAATCGCTGAAAGGTGTTTGGTTTAACATTTCAGATAATGGAAGTACATTAAACAGTCCATCAATTGTTTCAAACATATAATAGGGTGATTGTACATTGTTTGACGATATGTCAAGTAATCTTTTGACAACCTGTAGAGGTTGTTGATATGGATAGACACCCTTACATGCACTATTCGATTGTATAACGTTTAAATTCTCTTCTAATATTTTACAGTCATTTGTTAAAATATTTTTAATAATGTCGGTTGTATTACCATCATATGCGCGTGATATCTTTGAAATACGTGATAAGTAAGCATGTTCTGATATCGCTGAAAAGGTAAACACCTGCAATTGATCGTTATTCTGTTTAGAATAAAGAGGATATTCAGTTATGATAAATGATAGTTTTAACTCTTTTACATTATCATCGTCAGTTTTTGTAATATCAATAGTGATTCTTTCTTGACCAATAAGTGAATGGAATTCAATTAAATTTGTACCATCTTTTACATTAAAAGAAGCAACAAGTGTTGGTGAATATATACTTTCTTTAATGCTAAACTCAGTAATTAGGTGTTGAATATCAAAGGTTTCACCTTTATGATTCGTCAAACTAATACTATTAACAAGATATGCTGAGGGTACGATAGATTTACCCTGCTCTGTAAGTCCACTATTCATTAATCAATTCTTTAAATCTACGTGCAAATTCATCAATTCTTTCTGGTCTAATAATTTTAATTTGCTCACGGCTATTATTTAAAGAAATTTCGTTTTCAGCGTTCGTTATAAAGGTACTCATACTTTCATATGCTGAAACTCTTTCGCCAGATGCATTCATAAAATATGCTGGTGCATTTTTTTCATGATAAAAATTATCATAAATACTAAAACTTTCTTCATTTGCTAAATAATCAGCAAGTCTTTGATAATAAGGTGCAGATCCTACGACCAATCCATCATAAGGAGATGCAAATGCTTGTCCTATATAATAATCTATATCTACAGGTCTAAGTGTCTGTACAAAATTAAATAATTCAATATTCCATTGACGGCGAATAGATTCTACTTCAAGATATTCTGGTGTGTTTACATTATGTGGATTTACAAATTCAGGCCAAGATATATTGTTTTGAGTACCAGAAATTACTTTTTCAAAATGACTTGAATCTATTCTATCAAATGTAAGTGAATAAGTACTATTTTCGTATCCTTTAAAATAGATTCTTTCTTCTGGATTATCTTTATTGTAAATTGAAAGATATTCATTAAGTGGAAATTTGTTAAATGAAAAACCTGCAGCTGGTTGAGCTACCATAACAACACCCTTATAGTTTTCATCAATATATTTGTTTAAAGCTACTTCACTTTTTGGCCAAGCTTTATAACCATCTTTTAAATGATCGTTTACAATAAAGAAGGTCCAATAATACTCAGGTGTATCGTATATCAATTGAGAAATAATATCAGGCCTTGCACCATCTATAACATCATATTTAGTATATGAAACTGAATCACTCGCTAATATATCATTAACATCTACAAGTCTGGATATATCAACTAAAGCTTGTGTGGTGCCCGTATAGTTGACATCATAATCTATTATTGGGAATTGATTGAAAAAGGTCATGTTTTATTATCTCTTTTTAAATTTATATCGTTTGGTTGTGTTATCCTTAATTTTATTTAATTGACTTTCAGACTTACTTGGACTTTTTAATTGACTTGGTGATGCAGCTTGTATCATAGAAGGTTGGCCATCTGAACCAATTTGTCTTTCACCCATTTGACCAGATTCCATTGCGATTAAATCATCACGTGTAAGTACTCTTGTTTCTTGATAAGTGATTGACATATCAACTTCAAGAGGTGCACCATCTGTAAAGAAAATGTTTTGACCAGCATTAAAATTTGTATTAACTGTTGTTAAGTAAGAACTATATATTGCTGGTATAAATTTATTTTCTTTACCTGTTTCAAAATCAATAAACTTAATTGACCAAATAGGTGGATAGTCTAATGTGAATTTGTTTTCGCCTGACTGTGGTTTAGCATATGTATAATAGCGAAAACGCTGGTGTATTTGGCGAATTGCATCTGCTTCAGCTTCGCTATTTGCAATCATTTTAAATGAAAAGCTAAATTGTCTAACAGTGTTACCAGTAAAATTACTATTTGTATTTGGATTAGATAATGCCCTTGCTGCTAAATTAGCTTGTTCAGCAAATGGTGTCATTTCTGCAGCGATTGTTGCTGCTTGGCCACCCTTTAATGTAGAGGCTTGATTTACGATAGAATTTACACCAGCTGTAGCGGCTGCAGTTACTCCTTGACCTGATGCATCAACGGCAGCTTCTACAGCTCCTGCACCGACAGTACCAAGTATTCCTAAATCAATTGTTCCAAATGCCGCGCTATCACTAAAACTAATACCTGCAGGACATGGCAAATAAATTGTTTGAGGTACTACCTTTTCACCTTCTTTAGTGTATGCAGTAAGCATTACAACCTGTTGTCTAGGTGTACTTGTTAAGTCTAAAGGATATTGTAATAAACCTCTGTTGTTGAATGATAATCCTTTTAAATTACCAAATAGTTCTTTTGTTAGCTTTGATAGAAATGACATATAAATACCTTTTTAGTTATTTATAATGAAATCATGACTTATTCGGGACGATATAAACCAAAGAATGTAAGTAAATACGAAGGAAACACTTCTAATATAAAATATCGATCACTTTGGGAAAGACAGGTTATGAGATGGCTAGATTCTAATCCTGCTGTCATTGGGTGGAATTCAGAAGAAGTTGTTATACGATATCGCTGTAAAACAGATGGACAAACCCATAGATATTTTACAGACTTTTTTATAAGAATGAAAGATGGTAAGAAGTATTTGATTGAAGTTAAGCCCAAAAATCAAACAACTCCACCAAAAGAACCAAAGAGAAAAACAAAAAAGTATTTAAAAGAAGTCATGACATACGCTAAAAATATTTCTAAGTGGGAATCGGCTAAAATATATGCTCAGAAGAATGGTATGATATTTCAGGTTTGGACTGAAGATACTATTAAAGGTTTGGGGATAAAGTTACTCACATAGTTATAAATAGATATAATGGCTATATCATACATAGATAGACTACAATCTCAAGCTTTCAAAGCAGGTATTGAAAAGAATACTGAAAAATCTCTTAAATGGTTTCAAAAGCAATTAAGAGGAATAAAAAGTATTAATAGACGTGAGCTTTTAAAAGATGATAATTTTAAAACAAGAGCACGTCCATTAAGTGGTAGAATGTTTATGTATTTTTATGACCCTAAGCATAAAAAGACTTTGCCATACTATGATAGATTTCCTTTAATCTTTATGGTTGAAAGTGCAAAAGGAGGATTCTATGGAATTAATTTACACTATCTTCCACATAAATTAAGAGCGCTTTTGTTTGATAGATTAACTGATTATACAAGTAACGAAAGATATGATATAACTACTCGTTTAAGATTGACGTATAATCTTTTAAAAGGCGCAACTAAGTTAAAACTTTTTGAACCATGTTTCAAACATTACTTAAATGAGCATGTTAGATCTAAAATGGTAGAAGTACCAGCTAGTGAATGGGAAACAGTTTTGTTTATGCCAACAGAAAACTTTAAAAAGAGTAATAAGACTAAAGTTTGGTCTGACTCAAGAAAAATGATATAAAATGAGCTTTATAGATACAGTTAAAAACGCAGTTAATCCATCCACTATTGATTCCTTCAAAGCTAACATAGGAAAACATGGTGGTTTAGCACCTCAAAATAGATTTGCGGTTATTATGACTCCACCTCAAGCAAGTCTTTTAAACTTCGACTTACAGGGAATTGTTGCTTCTTTATTAACAAAAACATTTGACCCTATGTCAATAATTAATGACCCAAGAGATGTTGCACTATTATGCGAATCATGTTCTTTGCCGGGTAGACAAATTACAACAGTTGACCACACAGATTTTAGACAAACAACTAAAAGACCAAATGGTTATTTTAATGAAGATATTACGTTTGTATTCCATTTAACAAATGATTATTATATGAAAAAGGTTTTTGATAAATGGTCTGGAATGATTATCGATCAAGAATCGTATAAATTAAACTATAAAGCTAATTATGTTTCTGATGTAATTATTCAACAGCTTGACCAAAATAACGTACCAATTTATGGTGTAAAACTTAAAAACGCATTTCCTACAACAATACAAACAATTGAACTAAATAACGCATCATCTGACACTACACAAAGATTAAGTGTTACTATGGCGTATGACGATTTTGAACCTGAAGGAGCTATTTCCTCCGTTCTTTCAGGAGTAAAAGAAATAATAGGAGGAATTCGAAGATTAATATAAAAGTGAATTAAATCATGCAATTACCAGTAATAGAAACGCCTACTTATAAAGTAGTGATACCTTCAACAAAGAAGGAAATAGAAATGAGGCCTTTTCTTGTTAAAGAAGAAAAAGTTCTTATGATTGCTCAAGAATCAGGAGATACAAAACAGATTTTAACAGCAATTAAAAAAATAATCCGTGCGTGTTCATTTGATAAAATAGTACCAAATGACTTAACCACATACGATTTGGAATATCTTTTTATTCAACTTCGTGCTAAATCAGTTGGTGAAACATCAACATTAGTATTTAAATGCGAAGAGTGTGGTAAAGAACACACTGCTGAAATTGATATTTCAACTATTGAAGTGACATATCCAGAAAAAGAACCTATAAGTAAAATAGAAATTACAGATAAAGTAGGTATGGTTCTTAAACCTATGGCTTTAAGAGATATGGTTGAACTAACCGAAGATTCAACAGAAGCTGACATAACTGCAGCACTTGCATCTACTATTGATTATATTTACGATGATGAAGAAATATATAACTCAAAAGATGTACCTAGAAATGAACTTTACGGATTCATTGATAATTTAAGTCATAAGCACTTGGAAATAATGCAAGCGTTTATGGAAGCACAACCAAAGTTATCATATACTTATGAATGGACATGTGAAGACGATAACTGTAAACATAAAAATAAAATTGTACTCGAGGGAATAAGAAGTTTTTTTACATAGGCCTTTCACATGATTCTTTAACAAATCACTATCAAACTAACTTTTCTATGGTTCAACACCATAAATATAGTTTAGAGGAGTTAAATAACATGATTCCATGGGAAAGGCAAATATACGTAGCACTACTTATGGAACATATTAAAGAAGAAAACGAAAGATTGAAAAAACAAAATGGCTGAAGATAATGAAATAAAAGTTACACTTGATGATTCAATGCAACAGCAGAATTATCATTCTACTACGTTTAACCTTCTTGCACGAGTTGTTGAAGAATTAGTAGATTCACAAGAAGTTGCTGAAGATATTGATGCAAGAGCAAGAGCACGTGAGAGAAAAATACGTTTAAGAACTAACATATTTCAAGCTGGCCTTTGGTTATATAATCGTAAGCAAGAGCAAAAGGCTGAAGCTGCAGCAATAGCAAAGCAGAATGAAGCTTATGATATGCAAGTCGATCATTTGACTGAAATAGGCGAAATTAATACCGGCATTCAGGATTTAGGTGATATACTAAGAGGAAATGATTTAGCAAAAGCTGAAGAAGCAAGAGAACAGAAAAAAGCTTTAGAAAAAATTGCTAATAAAGAAACCAATGTAAATATTGAATCACCTAAAGATAAGAAAGGAATACTTGGCTTTCTTGGATTATTGGGTTTAACAGCTTTTGCAACTGCTATTGGTGCTGCCCTTGGTTCTTTATCCGCTTTCCCTGGAATGATACTAGGTTTTGCTAAACAAATAGGATTAAACTTTAAAAAGCTTTTCCCTAAATCTATAAAAGCAATTACTGGTATTTTTACAAAGGTCACTGGTTTCTTTGGTAATTTATTTAAAGGATTTAAAGGTGGAGGCGCAGTTGGAAAAGTTCTTACACCTATTCAAAAATTCTTTGCTGGTTTTGGTAAACAAATTAAAGGATTTATGAAACCAATTAATGGCTTTATAAAAGGATTCACGAAAAGTTCTAAAGTATTTTTAAAGATTGGTGCAGCTATTGGTAGAATAGCAGGTAAGTTCTTATTGCCAGTTACTATCATCATGGCAGTATTTGATGGCATTAAAGGATTCCTTAATGGATTTAAACAATCAGATGGAAACACTATTCTTGGCCAAGTAGTTGATGGACTTTATGGTGCACTTGCAAACATTATTGGTAATCTTGTTGGTGTTCCATTAGACTTATTAAAAGCTGGTGTAGGATTAATGTTAGGCTTCTTTGGATTAGACCAAGCAAAAGAAGCATTAGCATCGTTTAGTTTCAAAGATACGATTATGAGTATCATTACAGGAATTGGTGATTTTTTCCAAGGAGTAGTAGATACGTTTATTGGTTTATTTACAAATCCTAAAGAAACACTATCAAGCCTTGGAGATAGCATGGCGAGTGTTGGAGATATGGTCAATCAATTTATTAAAAAAGTTTTAAAGTCGTTATTACCTAGATATAGACCAAATGAAGCTTGGTACTCTCTTAATAACGCTGCAGTTGGTTTAACACCAAGATTTCTTTATGATTTTGCTGGCATAGATAAAGATACAGGGTTAGATAGACCTGAACCAGTCAGAGTTCAAAATACTACAGGCGCACAAATAAGTCAAGCTGAAACAGAAAAACAAAATCAGATTGACGAAAATACTAAAAAGCAAAACGAAGCAGTAGCAAACGTAATAACACAAACCAGTTCAAACAATGGTGCGAAGATTGAAACCGTAACATATAACGATAGTGGTTTAACAGATAAAACTTCTGCAGAATTTGCATTATAAAAAAAGAGTGGCCATAAAGACCACTCTCTTGAACCGTTAGGAATTGGCTCACCTACTCTAGGACTGTGCTAACTTAGCAAAGTAACTTAGGGTGTCCTCAT